TTCAGTCGTATCTCCGCAGCCTTTATGCTCGCGAATTCTTTTGATTTATCGAGTTCTCTTTTCAATTTTTCCACCTCTTTTGACTTTTGGCTCGCCGTGTTCATTGCCGTTGCCTCACGTCGTCTCCCAATCCAGCTTTTTTCACGAATAGCTCTTTGTGTCTCTTTTTCTGCAAGCTCCCGACGTTCCACTTCATCAGCGTACATCCGTAACGCCTCTGCATAGCTTTTTGGCACTAATGAGTAACTTCCGGTTTTGCGTATTTCAGGTAAAACTTCTTCTGTCACCCAATCTTGAAATTTTTCTGCTTCTGATTTTCGGCTTTGGAAAATACATCGATACAAATTAGACTCATCCACAAAAATCATAGTCTGCAAGCCACCTTTCGTAAGGGTGTCGGTACTAGCTACGCCCTTATCTTTTAACCGTTTTCGGCAATCTCGAGCGTTTTTTATGTCTAAAATGTTACACACATCGGCTAAACAAAAGTACGGCTGGTTGTTTATTAAAGTCGTTCTTATCTCTCCAAAATCTTGATTTTTAAATACTGTTAAGTTGCTCATTTTTTAGGCCTCCGTTTTTGTTTTCAATATTTGTAATCTGATTTGTATTTGGGGTGTAGACTTCCTTTGTGACCGGATTAAACAGCACATCTTGAAGCCCCAATTTGATAAAGTTAAGCCCCAAAGGCTCAAGATTTTCTAAATATCTGACCTCGTCTATCTGCATTAAATTCGACTCCAGTGCCGTTTTATAGGCCTCAAATCGAGTTTTGATGTCACCCTTGATAATTTCCTTGGTGTCGAACGCAAAATAAAAAGACTTCTTCTCCTTCTCAAGAAGTAAGTCTCTGTTTAAAGAACATTCAAATGTCGCCAGAATCGGCATAATAGCGGTCTTTATGAAGGTTTCCCAGCTCCAATCTGTTGGCACACCGAAAAGTTCCAAAATCGAATCTGACATCGACTTTTTGCTTTCGTTCAGCTGCATTTCAACGCTAGTATTGCTGGCTTCTTGAAAGGTCAGGCCTTCATTGAGAATGATGACATTTTCATCGTTGTTCGAGTAGAACTTATACCACGCAGCTTTTAAAGAGTCGATGGCCTCTTTGGTTAAGCGATTTTTTGCGTTTATGAAGCCTTTTTTGTTGCCTCCGGTTGAAACGAGATTTTGCTCGAACTTAAGTGTTGTATACGCAACTTTTAAGAGCTCACCGTTTTCCTCTAGAACCCCGCTGCCACGCGCTCCATCCTTGGTCGCACGCAATACTTTCAAAAACTCAAATGGCTTATACGTTTGACCGTGAACCAGAATGTTGTAATCTTTAAAAATCGGGTCAAAATTCTGGTTTATCGTGACGTTTTTGCTGTCCACATAATGTAAAGATTTTACAGAATTCCGCTGCTTGTTTATGTAAGCATAAGCGCTACCATTTAGCAAATAATCGCGAACTAAAGCCTTTTTAAACTGCGCTCCGTCAAGCGTATCTTTTGTGTCATCGTTGAGTAAATCGCAGCGTAAATCTGGTTGTTCAACGATTTTAGGCTTTCCATTGCTGATTTCTTCGTGATAAAGTTTTATAGGAATCATCGATACAGTCTCGGCGATTAGATGCACGCATCGAGCGACTGCGGGGATATTTAGTGCTTGCTCACAGCTGATAGAATCTTGGCTTAAAATAGCGCTAAGTAGCACATCGTCAATGCTTCGCTCCGATTCTGTGTTTCGCTTTTTAAACTTAAATAAATTCATTTTTTATCACCATCTTTAATTCTTAAACGCGTGCATACGGCATATTTTATTACGCTAAGTAAAATGCGCGAATTGCCGGCGGCGGCTCGCCGCTAAATTACTTGCACAACCCAGTTATCGCTGAAAATTACGTCCTGCTGCAACAGATAAACCGCATTAATTAGCGCTACAACCATATCGACCTTGCCCTGTGACTTTTTCTTCGTGACGTATCGGTTCATGTTGGTATCGTAGGTGCACCGCGCATTTTCAAAGTTTATCTCTAACAGCGTATTTTTCTCATACTCAAACTCGCCATCTGTGATTTTCTCCGACAATAACTTGGTAGGCGGGTGCAAGGTATCGCTGTGCTGACGAATCTCAACCGTGTTATATTTCTGGTTCCATTTTTGAGCGCTAGAAATTGCATTGTATCTATCAAATCCGATGGCTCTCACGGTAACGCCATATTTTTCTTCAATCGAAAAAACAAAATCTTCGACGACGCCATAATCGATGGTTCTGTTGCCACAAGCGATACACTTACCAGCGGCTATAAATCGGCGATAATCAAGCTTCTCAAACTTATTTTTCTCGTCAATTCGCCCTTCTGGAATAAAGCAAACCACATCGGCCAAAATTCTGCCGTTTTCCTCTGCGCAAATCGCGACCGCTGTGTTGTCGTTGCTCATCGATAAATCCACGCCAACATAGACCTCAGCTACCGGATTTGCCTGTTTCAAAATCGTATCGTCGAACGACCAATTGTCAGTATTCTCCGGCTCGTAGAGCAGTGAAAAGACCGTTTCATCGCTTTGTGTTCCGTCTAAAATTCTCTTAGCATAATTAACTTCATCCTCAAAGGGGTTGTTTGCCGTCGGATATTTCGTAGAAATTATGCAACCGAGCTTATTCAAAATATTTAGCTGCCCAGAACGCATGGCTTCAATCGCATACGAGTTCGGCAAAGCCCCAACTTCATCAGCTAAAAAGACGTTTGGAAGTTTGCCATCCATTCGACTGTTTGAGTAATTGAGCGGAATATATCGGTTCTCGTTTGGAATGAACTCAATGTAATCGCGCAAAATCTTGAAGCGTGGCATGCCTTTATTTTGATAGACAAGCGGGCTCGACTTTAAAATTTCCTCGATTGCGGTTTTAACTTCACGCGACAAAGCCCCGTCTGGCGCCACTGAGTAGAACTTACTAAACTTTGGTTCCAATAAAAAAAGCAACACAAAAATGGTTGCAATCGTAAAAGTTTTGAAATTTTTCCTCGCGACTTCTAAAATAACAGTTTCATAGCGTCTGCGGTCGGGATTTTCTCGATAAACAACACAAAGTGCAGCTGCATATAAAATCCATTGATACCCACACGAACATTCATAAATGCTGTTTCCGGCCTTAAGTCCACGGGGCATTATGAGCAATTTTAATACATCGTCAATTTGATTCAGTTTTTGCTCATCAAGAAAATACTTTTCTGATTTTCCATCACAGATTTCCAAAAACTTCTGGCACTGTTTAATGACGTATTTAGGTGCCGGAATAGTCCCGTTTACCACATTTTGAGCATATTGAAAGCTTTGATGGACAATCATTTAGCGCGCCCTGACAGGAGTTCAAGCAATGGGTCTGGTTCGCCACCATCTTGCCGGTCACGCAGCGTCGTGATTATTTTCATCAGCGTTACGACCGTCTTATTCGCGCTGTCTGTGGTTCGGTTGTAGTCGGAGATTGCCGGGTGCGAATAAACATTTTTGCGTCCCTTAACGTATTCTTTCGTAACCAGTGTACCTTCTTCGTTAATTGTTCGCTCGAGGTCAGTCAAAATCCCGATTTGAACCTGATATCTTTTGAACGTCGTTATGAAGAAAAAATTCTGCTCAACACCGTATTCCTCGGCAATTTTCAGTATTTGTCTTGCTTGCTCATTTAAATTTATTTGTGCCATTTTTACCTCCTAAATTTTCGATTTCCCAAAAACTGCGTCCATTTGTTTTTTTTGATTTTTGTAATAATAAATCATCCAGTCCGCAAAGCTGTTTTTCGTGCACATTCTAGCCCGCAAACTGTCTTGAAAGAGGCTCTGAAAGCAGCCAGCAGTTCCATCCGTCTTTTGCTGCGGCGACGGCAGGACTTTGTCACCGTTTAAAATATGATTCAAATTGAATGTGTTCGGCTGAAAGCCAGAAAGGCCATCGATTCCGCAACAGGTCAAGCTGTCGCCCAGACTACGAATTCGATTTTCGCCAGCGTAAATCTTTAGGCCAATCGAGTGACACTTCTGTTTCAGCTCCAGAAAATCTTTTTTTATGTCTTCATACTGGTAAACAAAATCGCCGCCAATCTTAACTAAACCGTCTTTTTTCCGCTTAAATTTCATCCCTTCGATGATAGCCCCGTAGGCGCCAGCATTTTTGAACAGCTGCAAGTTTTTATAAACGTCTAAAAAAACTTCTCGCATATACGGTTGCACCCTGACGATGGTTCTTCTCGCGACCCTTGACACGCTTTCTAAAATTTTTAACCGCTCAGCAAAGGTTGGACAGCCTTTTTCGAGCACATCATATTTGTCGCAGACCATGCTGATTTGAACGACGCAGTTGCAGTTTTTTATGAGGTCTAAATACTCTTTGTCGGTGATGATTTTGCCCTTAGTTGACACAACAAACGGGTAGTTTTCTTCAGCAAAAATTTTCAAGCACTTATACGAACTGCGATATTTACTTTCGCACGGTTGAAACGGGTCGGAAAGGCCGCCCCAGTGCAGCGGAATATCCCAGTCGCACCAGTTGGTTTCTTTTGTTCTCGCTCCGCTAATGAAATTAATCAGCGCCTTTGAAGTTTCTTTTTTAGAAATTTGAGAAATGTCAATTCTGTGCCGAGCAAAGCAGTAACTGCATGCGTGAGAACAACCGCTATAGTTATCAAAACGTATTGGCAAATCGCATAAATAACACTGTGTTCCGCATTCCGGCATCATTCTACCCCCATTTCAGTCAAGCACAGATCAATCAATTTTTGCTTACCGTTCGAAGCGAGGTAACCTTCCGCAGCAGTTTTGTACTCAAGAGGGAAAATAAGCGTTATTTGGAAGCTATCTTGCGCGATTTCTTTCTGTCCAAGCTCTTTTTCTAATAAGTCGTCTATAAAGCTATCGCAAAGATTTGGCGCCTCATCTACAAGTTCAAAGCCAAAATCAGTCATATCAAAATCAATGATATTATCGAGCTCTAATTTCAAAACATCAAAGTCAAAGCCAGTGTTCATCGTCAACTTGTTGTGCGCCAAAATGTAGGCTTTTTTCTGTTGCTCGTTCAAATGCGATAGTCTAATGATTTCAATTTCACCAAAACCAAGCTGTTTTAACGCCTCGTAGCGCCCATGTCCTTCGATAATGACACCATTTTCATCAATCGCAATAGGGTCATTGTTCCCAAACTCCAAGATGGACCGTTTTATTTGCTCAATTTGTTCTGATGGGTGAAGTTTTGCATTATTTTCATAGGGTTTAATTGCATCTATGCTTATCTTTTCTATCTTCAATGTGTGTTTTTCCTCCTTTGAATGTCAATCGTAAAATTAGA